CGGACTGGGTCGTGCTGAGCGGGACCTCTCCGATGAGCACCGCCTGGATCTGTATTAGCGAATCGTCGATATTGATCGCGCCGTATCCGTCCACTTCAAGGAGCGGTTTGGCTTCGTACCGAGTCGGATTGATCAGAGTGTCACCGCTGTCGACCGAGATCGAGGTCTCTCCTGATGTAAGCCATCGCTGAGGCTTGCAGTTGAAGTGAATCTCGAACTCGCCGCTCGCTCCACTGTTTACCGGGCTTACTTCTAAACCGTCGACATATACACCCATTCTGTACTCATCCGGGTGATATGTATCTGTCAACCGCTGATAGCCGAGCTGGGATACGATTGCATTACGAAACTCGCGCATTGCAATTCTGAAATCGGCCTGATCATTTCCGAACGTACCTGCCGGATATGTGACCTCGATGTTTTCCCAGTGGCCTTGGTCGATGACGACCGCTCCGTTTCTCCCCGGGACGGACACCATCTCGACAGCTCTGACCGGAGCGTTATAGACCGCTTCGCCGGTGATATAAATGCCATAATCGGCGGAGTTGACCCCGCCGAAAATCAATGAATTAAATATCGCGCCTGTTACTGCCACGCTAACCGCCTCCTGTTCGTTTCTTGAATCAGAGCCCGCTTGACCTCTTCAGCTATCTCTCTTGGGCTCGCGTTGGCTCCGTTGATATTGATCACGATACCTCCGCCTGTGTTGTCTGCGATACGGTCGAGCTTGTCCCACAGCTTATCAAGAGGCACGACCGCCTCAGGTCCCGCCTCTCCGATACCGATGAGACTCGGGCTGTCGAAGATGCCGCCCGTTTTATACCAATCGACGGACAGCTTCGGAACGCTCGGAGGACTCAGTGAGAACTTTCCGGTTAGCTTCAGATGTGGGAGCTTCAGGCCTTTGAAGATGTTTCCTAACTTGATCGGGAAGAAGCTCTTTATCTTCTGAATGATTGACTTGACCTTATTGATCGCGCTCTGTATCGGCGTTATGATCGCGTTTTTAACAGCATTAAATGCAGTAGTTACGGCCGTTTTGATGTTATTCCATGCTGTTTGCAATCCGGTTTTAAGGCCATTAATAACGCTCAGGACCTTCGTTTTGATGTTCGTCCAGGCCTGAATCAGATTCGCTTTGATCTCCGATGCTTTCGCTTTGATCTTGTCCCAATTCTTATATAACAAAACGCCGACCGCTATCAGAGCACCGATAACAGCGATAACGATTCCGACCGGCCCCGTAAGGAATGTGAGAGCCGGGCCTATCATTCCGACAAGATTAATAATCGAGCTTATGCCTGTCGCGACCTTACCCAATATGATCAGGACCGGAGCAAGTCCGGCAACAATAGCAGCGATGATTCCGATAATCGTTAATGTCTGAGGGGAGAGGCTCTGTAACCATTGCGACAGTTTACCGACCCACTCCACGACCTTCTCGAGTGCCGGTGCGAGATATGCAGCGAGCGTCGACCCAATCTGCTGGAACGTGACCATTCCGATCATCTTGATCGTGTCGAGCTCATCCTGGAATTGATTTGCCTTGTCGAGCGTGTCCTGATCGATGTAATCGAGACCGTACTTGGCGAATGTGTCCGCGACCTGTTTATAGGTCTCCCCATTGTCCTCAATAAGCGGATTGAGCTCGGACGCGCTCTTGCCCATCAGCTGCATAGCGAGAGCATCGCGCTCCGTCTCGTTCTCCATCTTGCCGAGGCTCTGAATGACCTCTTGCCATACCTCATCGCCGTCACGAAGGTTTCCGTTCGCGTCCGTCACGGAGATTCCGAGAGTATTAAACGCTTCGGCCTGAGCCTTGGAGCCCTGAGCTGCGGACATCATGTTTCGTTTCAGCTTCGTATGTGATCCGGCGATTGTCTCGACGGATACATCAACGAGATCCGCAGCTGCTGCGTACTTCTGAAGCTCGTCCGTTCCGATTCCGTAGACCTTCGACATTGTGTTAAGGTCATCGGCCCAGCTGCTCGACTTAGCAACCATCGCGCCCATAGCAGCAACGACACCTGCAGCAGCCATCGAGAGACCCTTCATCTTCTGACCGGCTTCCTCCAGACGGGAACCCATCTGCTTGATCTGTTCCGAAGCAGCCTTGAGATTTACGTTTCCGATCTTCCTGAGCTGCCCCTCGAATGTCTTCGCTTTGCTCTCGGTCTCGATGATCTCGCGCCTGAGCTTCTGATATTCGGCTGAGTTTTTGTCGACTCCGGACGCGTCCATTCGAGCCTGTTCGTCCTTGAGGAGCTTCAGCTTGTCCTTCGTCTCGGAGATCTTCTGCTTCAGGAGATCCTGTTTCTGTCGCCACAATTCGACCGATGTCGGATTGAACTTCAGAGCCTTGTCGACCTGTTTCAGTTCCTTGTCGAGGCTTTTTGTCTTGTTATTTATATCCCGTAGAGCTTTGTCCAGTTTGGTCGTCTCTCCGCGGAACTCTATTGTTATACCCTTTATGTTTCCAGCCATTTATTCGCCCTCTAACCGAAGAATGCGTTTATATCGTTCTGTGATGCCTTGCGCTTCGTTCCGTACTTCTCAGCCCGTTTTTGAGCCTTCTCCGCTGCCTTCTGTCTATCGTTATAAGCCACAACGAAGTCCACGACCTGACCAACCTGCATCCGGCGAATGTCGGTCATCGTTAAGCCTCGTTCAAGTCCTGCGAGGATGATGGTGTCGATGGTGACGGCTGAATCGTCTTTAGACTTGCGAGTAGACTTTTCAGCCTTATCAAGTTTTTTGAGCTTGCGAATCCCTTCAGCATCAGCTCGCCTACTTCCGGAACGATCTCATCGACCGGGAACACATCGAACTGTCTGACCCACTGCTTCGGAGGTGCTATCCTTTCGTCCGCTGCCTTTGCCATCGCCCAGGTTACATTGATCACAGAGTCAACAAAGCCCAACTGCATCAAAGGCAGTGTGATGTCGAACGCCCTGCCTTCAAGTGCGTTTGCGATATTGTCGATTCGGAGTTCGTCCGTACCGGCTTCGCTCAGGACCGTTGAAGTCGCCTCGATCAGAGTCGTGACGATAGGCATAAGTGTCTCAAGCACATCCTTGCCGAACTGGTCTCTATATTCCATCGTCCAGGCTACATTGTTTGAAAGCCTGACCGACTGATTTCCGATTTTAATTTCTTTTTCCATTGATTGCCTCCTTACACCTCATCGGGTATAAAACCATGCGGTTCGCCGAATTTTATACCTTATCGGGATGATAAAACGCCCGATTTTATACCTTATCGGGATGATAAAAAAATGAGGCGGATCTGACACAGACCCGCCCCGTCACAATTAAGTGGTTGTTGGAGCTGGCGGATTTGTGAACAGAGTGCTGTAACCTGTTGCGGTCTGACCGTAAGACACCATCGAGATGCCTGTTGCGTTGTCTCCTGCGATAGTGACAGAGATCGTTTCAGTTGCCGGCTCGATTGACTCCTCTTCGGTAGCGTATTCTCTTGTGATACCACCGAGTGAGCAGTTGTAGTAGATGATCCTGCGAGACTCGGAATCGCCCTCAACCTGGAACGCGATATAAACGTTCGGCTTGGTTGCGTTCTTCTTGACTGCAAGACCGCCGTCGCTCTTCGAAATGTATCCGAGGAACTGAGTCTTGAATGCGTCATCGAACTTCGCGACTTCGAGATCGCCCTCGAACGATCCGCCGGTATAACCAGCCCAGTACACTACGTTATCAGCATAGAACTTGTTGCTCTCGCTCTGCTCCTCAGGTGAGAAGCTGATGGCTCCCGCCTGATGGTAAGGCGTGCCCATTGTTACTGTTCCGGTAGTGCCTACTGTATAAGTTCCGACGTAAAGATTCGAGATGCCGAATTCGACTTTGTTTGCCATGTTCGTTTCTCCTTAGATGTAGTAGTAAATCACGAACACACCTTGTTCTTCGATGAAGATGTCCTCGGATTTGTCGTATAAGTACCCGCCAGCGAGAAGAGCGTCCTCGATAGCGGTCTCGTTTGATTCGTTTTTCGTTGTGAAGTAATACTCGACCTGATAGCTGTTGCGTCTCCAGTAGTGCGTATTGTCTGCCTCAAGTACGTCCTGACCGTTACCGATATAAACGATGTACGGAGGAGTCTGTCGTGTCTTAAAATGCGAATAAGCACACGGAAGGCCGGTGCCTTGAAGTGTTGAATAAATGCTCATGGTATATCCTTCATGATCCTGCGAGGAAGTTCATCAATCGCCCATTCCTCGACCGGTGCGATATGTTTATGTGCCGGAGCTCGTCCGTAGGTACCCTTTTTGTTCCGTATGACGTGACCATTCTCGAGCAGATGGGTAAGCTGATAGTCCGTTTTGTTATGGACGATAATGCCCATCCGGCCATCTTGCTTCGTTGTCCACCCTCTCGCATAACTGCCCGTCTTGGTCGGGGAGTTGTTCCGGAGTTTCAGGACAGACTCCTTTGCGACTGCCTTGATCTCGGTTTCGGCAGTGTCCTGAATCTCGCTGTTGATCTCATCGAGAAGCTCTTTCATCTGCACCGAGATACTTCCGGTCTTAGCCATTTTCAACACGCTCCTCACAGATCAGACTTATTTTGTCTCGCTGGGCGTTCCAGTCTGTACGGATGATGTTGTACAGCTTGCTTTCCCACTCGATCAGACGCTCGCCGGCATAGTCCTCTCTGTTCGTCATCTCGAAAGTGATGGACGGATGAAGACCCGCCTGAGCAGCGTTGTAGAACTCAGCGTTATAGACTCCACGAGGCATCACATAGACCTGTCTGTCTGTATAAGCGATGCTCTCGTTGCCGTATTCATCAAATGTCGTAGTCGGTTCGCCCTTTAGCGTTGCAACGGAGTCATACATTGTCATACCTCCAGCCAGTTAGTGTAACCTGTAGCAGTTACGAGCTGAGCCTTCTGCTCGTCATATGACTTCTTGAGCCTGTCATAATCGTCAGGAAGCCCGAACGACATCTTGCAGTAGGTGATTATCGCCCTTGTGCAGATCTCGTCCAGTGTTTCCGGAACAACGACTCCGGCGATTCCGAGATCCTGCTGAGCTGCTTCTATCAGATCCGATATCTCGTCATCGAACACATCTGTCTTGATCCTGAGTGCTGTTTTCACGCTGTCAAATGTCGCCATGTTTATTACCTCACAACAGGAGCGAGGCTACTCACCCCGCTCCGCTTTGTTTTTGTTTAGAGTCAACTGATAGTTCTTGAAAAATTCCTTAGTGATGACCGTGTACCCGACGTGTCCGAGCCCGATTGACGGATCAGCGAGTATCTTGTACCCGCACTGCCTCGCCCTCCAGCAGAACGCGATATCTTCACCGCAGTTCGCTATCGGAGTGAACATCAGACCGAACTTCGAGAATACCGAGACGAAGACCTCTGTCTTCATCAGGACACATCCGAAGCCACACGCAGCGACTTCGAACGGGCCGTCCGGTATCTCGTCGATCTCTTCCCAGTCGAATCCGGTTCCGTCTTCGTTCAGATCCATCTTCTTGAATCCGACCGGTGAGAACGGAGCAGTCCGTCTGTAGTAGATGCCCGTCACGATATCAGCTCCGTCATCGATGTGTTTGAGCATCTTCTGAAGCGTGTCCGGATTAAATACCATGTCCGAGTCAAACCACATAACGAGATCCGCTTCATCGAGCAGAGCCTTCTTTGCGATCTGGTCTCGGCTGGTATAGATCAGGGAACCGAGGTTAAACCAGATTGAGATCTGTGCATCCTCGATTCCGTATGACGTTAACGTAGCCAGCGAGTGCGCGAACTGTGCCGGGAGCTGGTCCATACACGGCACCGCGATCAGAATCTTTCTCATATCAGTCGCCTCCAATTCTGGTATGAATTACTTCGTGATCTTAACGAATGCGTTCGGTGCAACAACGCCCAGTGCAACGTACTCACGGCCGAGAACCTCGATGAGGTCTTCTTTCTTCTTGCTGAGCTCGTCGAACTTGAAGTCGATTCCTTCGCCGTTCGGGAAGTTAGCAAGTGCGCCGTGTCCGAGGTCACCCACGATTGCGTAAGTGTTACCGGTAGATGCAGCGGAGAACGCCTTGATTGTGTTGTTGAACAGTACTGGGAGTCCCTCGAACGGATCAACTGGGAATGAACCAGCATACTCAGCAGCCTTGAATGCGCCCCATGTAGCCTTGTTCATGATGACTACCGGATTAGCTGCCTCGTCGCTCAGGAGGGCCAGAGCCTGTGCTACTGTACCAACAGCAACGGACGCTGCCTGATACTTAGGAACTCCAGGGCAAGTTGTGGTCGATACTGTGCCACAAGCCTCGATCTTTGCGATCAGCTGATCAGCAGCCTTCTTAGCGATCCTGTATGCGAGCTCGTCGTAGATGTATCTCAGGAACTCTTCGCCTCTGAGGTCATAAACCTCGTCAGAGATCGAGATCCATTTCTTGATGCTCTGTGGGATGAGCTGAACGATTCCGAGAACCAGGGACTCTTCGCTAACAGCCGAATCTCCCTCAGTGTGAACTGTCGCGTCTCCGCCGGAGATCTCGAACTGAACCTTGAGGTTTCCTCTGAGGTAGCTCTTGCGAACGAGGGACATGATGCCCTCCTTCTCCCATGCGGTCTTAACGATGTCATAAACGAACTCAGGAACAGCTACAGTGCCGGTTCCGTTTGGAGTTGTGTCGTTCTCGGATGTGAGCTTTCTGCACTCCATGTCGTTGCCTGTCTTGACGTACTCAGCGAATGCGTTGATGTACTCAGGTGTGTTTCTTACTTCCATTGTTTTGACTTTCCTTTCGTCTTTAACTTCTTCGATGACATTTCCCTGCCCTTCGATGACAGCAGCCATGTCAGCTTTTCTCTGCTCGACTTCGAGCTTGATCTGTGCCCTGCGTTCCTCGATAGCGTTGAGCTCTTCCTGGATGGCGTCCATCGCCTCATTAGTCTCAGCGACCTCTATCTCGGAAGCGAGCTCAGCAGAACGAGCCTCGATCTGCTCAATGTCGAGAACCATGATTTCTTCTCTCGTCATTACTGACCTCCATTTAGTTTTGCTTTCGCTAACAATTTGCGACGCCTGAGCTCTAACTTCTCAGCTTCGAGTCTCTCCGCTCGAATCCTCTCGATCTCTCCGTCGGTCAGACTTCTGACGCTTATCGATGTAGCGTCATTGGCTGGAATAGAAACAGCACTAACGTCATAGAGCTTGCGAACCGATGTGATCCTTCTCACAGTCAAGGCCTTTCCGTCCTCGGATCTGGAGTCCCGGACTTCCTCGCCGTCAACCGTGAAGCCGAAGCTCATCTTGTTCGTATACCCTCCGCGGATCTCATCGTAGAGCTGGCGTCCCAGCTCGGTCCCTCCGAGATTCGCTTCTATCAGCAATCCCCTCTCATCAGGAGTTACTGTCAAAGTGTTGTTGGACATTCTTGCGAACACCCTTCCTTCGTGGTCGTACTGCATAATGACATCCGACATATCCGTGTTGTCGAACGCCCTTGCATCGACTACCTCGTCAAATCTCCAGTCATCGTTCTCGTACAGTGTGTACGGCTCATCGAACGTGCTGGCGTATCCTCTTACGATCTTCTCTTCGTTCTCGTCCTCGACCTGACGAACTTCGAGGACCATATTCCTGTATTCTCTATCCTTCATCGCTGGCATTTCCTGTGACCTCCTGCAGCTTTTCATCCGTCGAGTAATATTCGCCTCGTATCACACGAACATCTCCGCCCTCGACCGGCGGGAGGTTCCATATATCGCGCACATCATTGATGCTAAATATGCCTCTGTCGAGCAGCTGACTCGATACATCGAGCTTGTCCCTGTTGCTCAGATACTGGAGCCGGTTGGATGTGGCCATGATCATCGAACCCTGGGACCGCTCACGTTCCGAGAACAGTGCTTTTGAGATCGCCTCGCTGAACTGAATGGCGAACGGCTCGATCGCGCCCTCATAGAAGGCCGACCAGTTATCGCCGTAAGCCTTGTTCTGCAGGACCTCTTCATTGACGCCAAAGTAGTTGTAGACGTTCTCCCTGATCAGCTTCATCTGATTCGGATCCACCGTGTACGGCTTCACATCTATCTGCTTGATGTCCTTATAAGTGTTCGGGAACAGGAGGAACCCACCTGCATCGGCTTCGGTCGCAAGATTCTCTCTCGTGAAGCGAGCTCGCTCCTTAGCGAGGTCCTCCGGCTTAGCGAAGTTCGACAGCTGCGCCATGAAGCGGAACGTCGATGTGTTCTTAACCGCTTCCTCGATGCCCTGATTCTGAATGTGGATCAGCTTCATCGTGTCATCGAGTGCCCTATTCGTATTCCCGAAGAAGTCGCTCTGATACTGGTGCTTCGTCAGGATCGCGCACTTCCGGAACTCGACAGCTCCGACCTGTCCGTGTGCGAACTTGTAACGGAGCCAGAGCTCGTCCTTATACTCGGCCAGCTCACATCTGCTCGGAAGCACCGGGAAGATGCCCGTGATGATCATTCGCTCATCGAATACCGGAACGATAAAGCAGTTGTTGTTGATGTCGAGGATCGTGCTCGTGCGGTAAAAAAATTGAGACCAGGTCTGCCATTGGTTCGGACCTTGTCTCAGCTTTGACTGCAGCGACGGATTCGCTGTGCCTATGATTTCAACTTTTAACTTTGAGATGTGTCTCGCTCTCGCGTCGATTGCAGCTCTAACGATCTCGCTCTCGTAGATCGCTCCGCCCCAGCTTGTAAACACCGGCCTGTAAGCGGTCAGAGTCTGGAACAGCGACTGTGCGTTATGCAGTGCCTTCTGTGACTCTTTCGCTTGATCAGGCCTGAATATCCAGTCGAACAGACCCATGTAAATAACTCCTATTCGTTCTTTAGTTGTGTCCCTATTTCTCCGTACCACTTCTGACGGACGCAGAGCGCATCTGATAACGCTGCCACTCCGTCGATTCGTGCTGTCGGATGTATCTTGATCAGACGACCGCGTCCTCGTTCGGTGCTCATCTTAACCGCTGCGTTAAGTAGGTGCATCTTCAGGAGGTCGTTGTCTCCGATGTAGATCTGCTTGTCTTTTATAAGTCCTTCCATCTCCTGGAGGACAGGCCAGAGATTGTCTCCCTGATAAACGTCATCACATTGGAACCCGCCCGCTTCGAGATCTTTTACAAGATACTGCGAAGAGTACCGGTCATAGCCGACCTTGAGCGGGTATATCTCGTGGACCTTGATCAGATCCTCGAACCACTGATAACAGGAATGGTAATCAACGAAGTTGTCACCGCTCAGCGACAAAAATCCGCGCTTCACATACGTCCAGTACGGCACCGCATCTCGCTCGGTCGCTTCGTCTATCTTTTCCGCCGGCATCCAGAAGTGAGCGATAACATTCAACCGCCCTTCCTTCTCGATCACCGCGACTGCTGCAGTCAGGTCCGTTGTCTGGGACAGGTCGAGACCCGCAACGCAGTATGTGCCACGAAGCGATTTGATGTCGATTGCCGGGCCGCATATTGCCGAGACGGATGTGGCCGGAAGCCACGCGAGCGAACTGTTCTGCTTGATGTTGCAGTACTTGCACATGAATTCAGCCTTCTTGGAGAGCGACCCTTCCGCAATCGCGATCTCTTCGAGCATATAGTCCACCGAAACGGACACGCCCAGATTCGGATTCGCCTTCCGGAGCTCGTTGATGTCGTTCCATTTCTCGATGTCATCGATCATGTACAGGAACGGCAGGAGTTTCTTCTCTTTCGAATCGCCTAATAAAAAACGAGTCGATCTCTTCATCAACTCGTCAAAGATTCCGTCCGAAATATATCCGGCTGTCGTACAACTAAGCAGAATGCCCTCAGGACGAGCACCCATTCCGCTCTTCATTACCTCATATTGCTTCAGTCCAGCATCACCCGCCCAGGCTGCGACCTCATCGCATATTGCCAGGGACGGATTGAAGCCGTCTGACTTCTTGGCCGAGAATGCTATCTTCTTGACCGTACTGTTCGTTCTGGGAATCGACAGGTCGCTCATCCTGTGTCGAGCCAGCATCGAATCGTCGTTGATCAACCGACCAAACTTATCCTTCGCCTTCAGCTCTTCCTGCATCTCCTGCCACTCAGGATCAAGCGTTGTCATCATCCATATATCGTTATAGACGAGATCAGCCTGATCGAGTTTCGGAGCGATGCAGAACACTCTCGCGCCGAACCCGCCCTCAAGTCGCCAGGTGTAATCGCCCAGCGACGAGGCGATCTTTGTCTTGCCATTCTTCCTTCCGACGAGAAGCATTATCTCCCGGAACTGTCTGTGTCCCTTCTCGTCTACGAGGCCGTAAACGCAGCTGAAGAATGCCTTTTGCCACACTTCAAGCTCGATAAACCCCGGAGCCAGAGGTCCTTCGGTGTGAAAACAGTGCGTCTCGATCCATTCAATGGCATCGTTTGCCTTCTTCTGGTCGAAAAAGTACTGCTTCGTCTCGAGGCCCTTAACGATTCGCTCGTAAATCAGTGAGATCCACTTGCCGACGGTGTATGTCCCGTCCTTGATCCCCTGATAATACTTGTATATCCAGTTATCTCCGGCCATTGTAGCCTCGCTTTTGCCCATGTCAAAAAAGGTTTATCCAAAATCAAGG